ATATTCGATGGAGACATGGTCATATAAAGAATATTTTAGATTTTAAGAAATTTACTTCTGGTGTTTAATGATTAATGTTAGGAAAAAGGATGAAGCTCACTTAGTTTTAGAATCAGAAGATTCTGGAGTATTAAGAGAGTTAAGTGAATACTTTACGTTCTTCGTTGAAGGATATAAGTTCATGCCTGCATATCGTAATAAAATGTGGGATGGTAAGCTTAGATTATTTGATATGCGATCGCAACAAATACCATTTGGTCTTTTAGGTAGAGTAGATGAGTTTGCACGAGCGCGTAAATATAAAACTATAGTAGATCCTAAAATAAAACCAACATTAAGTGCTACTGATGAAGAGTTAGATGATTTTATTGGATCTCTGCCTTTATCATTAAACGGTGAAAAGATCGAAGCACGCGATTATCAAATAGATGCATTTAAAAAAGCTACTAAATCACAGAGAGCTATTTTACTATCACCGACTGGATCTGGCAAATCTCTTATTATATACATGCTATCACGATATTTCTTAAGTAAAGATATGGATAAGAAGGTGCTAATCGTAGTTCCTACTACATCTTTAGTTGAACAGATGACAAAAGATTTTGCGAATTATTCGGAATCTGATGGAGAATTTGATGTAGACGAAGATGTACATAAAATATATTCAGGAAAAGAAAAACATAATATTGAATCAAGTGTTGTAGTTACTACATGGCAAAGTGCAATTAAATTACCTCTTGATTGGTTTAGATCTTATGGAATGATTGTAGGCGATGAAGCACATACATTCAAAGCCAAGAGTTTAACTACTATTATGAATCGATTAAACCAAGCATATTTTCGAATAGGTACTACTGGCACTCTCGACGGTGGTAAAGTAAATGAACTCGTTCTCGAAGGAAGCTTTGGTCCAACATACCAAGTAACTACTACGCGAACACTAATCGATGCAAAAACACTTGCAGATCTAACTATCGAAGCGCTTGTACTAAAATATCCAGATGATATTCGAAAAATGATGGCTCGATCTAAATATCAGGAAGAGATTGATTTTATAGTATCGAATGAAACTCGAAATAAGTTTATATCGAATCTTACTTTAGATCAAAGTGGAAATACTCTTGTTCTATATAACCTTGTAAATAAACACGGAAAGGTCCTTTATAATATGATAAGTAAAAGGGCAAAAGGGCGAAGTGTATTTTTTGTATCGGGTGAAGTAAATGCAGAAGAACGAGAGCGTATACGTGAACTTACTGAAAAAGAAACTGGAGCCATTATTGTGGCGAGTGTAGGAACGTTTAGTACTGGCATTAATGTTAAAAATTTACATAATATTATATTCGCCGCGCCGACTAAATCCCAAATAAGAGTCTTACAGTCCATTGGAAGAGGCCTTCGTAAGTCTGATTCAGGTCAAGGAACTATTGTATATGATTTAGCAGATGATTTATGTTGGAAAAAATATAAAAATTACACACATAACCATGCTATAAATAGAATTAAGATATACGCTAAAGAAGGTTTTAACTATAACATTCACCCAGTAAATATAATACAATGACTGAATTTCAAGAAGACCCTTTTCAAGAAGACTTAACTACATACAAGCTTTCAGACGGTAGTTATTTGGTAGCAGAAGAACTCGAAATTAATTCGAATACAGGATCTATATTCATCGCAAATCCACTTGAAATGGTTAGAGAAAGGGGAGGTGTTCGTCTTCGCCCATGGATAATAGTAGATACTGATGAGATAGTTGAGTTAAACTCGCAAAATGTTATATCTCGTAGTAATGCACCGAATATAATATCTAAATATTATTTCAAGTTTATTGCTTATGATAGACTAATTGAAAATATGGAAAAAAATATGGATGATAATGGTATTAATCAAGAAATTAAAGATGCGCTTGATAATCTAGATACATCATATGACTACTTTGATAAGTTAAATAGTCCGAGTAATTCGAGATGGAATTGGAAAGCTAACTGATAGCTTTGGTTGGTTGATTAACCAATTATAATCATTTTTGTTGAATAAGTAAACCATTAAATTATTTATTTTACAAATGTAACTAAATACATTATAATATACATTATGAAAGAAGAAGAACCGGTTAAAAAACCAACTAAGAGAGTACGTCGTGCAAAAGAGCATTACGTTAATAATAAAGAATTTTCCCAAGCAGTAGTCGATTATGTTAACAGTGTTAATGAAGCTCGCTCGAAAGGAAAAGATGAACCAGTAATTACCGAGTATATTGGTAAATGCTTTTTAAAAATAAGTGATGGTCTATCTCATAAGCCAAACTTTGTAGGTTATACATACAGAGAAGAAATGGTGATGGATGCTGTAGAAAATTGTATCAAAGCAATAATGAACTATGATATTAAGAAAGCAACGCGTACAGGATTACCAAACGCGTTTGCATACTTTACACAAATTACTTATTATGCCTTTTTAAGAAGAATAGCAAAAGAAAAGAAACAACAAGATATTAAAGAAAGATATATCGCTTACGCTGGTGTAGATGCATTTGCAGACTTTGAAGCTGAAATGCCAAATCCGCAATCAGATAATATTATTAATACTATTCGTACAAAAAACGAATCAATTAGAAAGAAAGATTTAGCTCTTAAAGAATTTAAAAAGAAAACTAAAAAGAAAAATAATAAACCAAGTGGTATAGAACTTTTCTTTTAGTATTATGAGTAAGATCGCTATTATAAATGACACTCATTTCGGTGTCAAAAATGGTTCTGCCATATTCATGGACTATGCTTCGAAGTTCTTCGATGGTGTATTCTTTCCATATTGTGTAGAAAATAACATAAAGAAAATTATTCATTTAGGTGATTTCTTTGATCATCGCAAATATGTTAACTATAAAGTTTTAGAGCATTCATACGAATGTTTTGTATCAAAGTTATATGAGTATGATATGACAATGGATATTATTCCAGGGAATCATGACGTATATTGGAAGAATACAAATACACTTAACTCTCTTGAAACAATATTGAAGCAGTACTCTGATCGTGTTCATATTCATATGCATCCAAATGATAAAGAGTTTGATGGATTAAGTATTGGCTTTCTTCCATGGATAACACAAGATAATCATGATGAATGTATGGATTTTATTGCAAAATCTAAATCATCTATAATAGCATCACATCTCGAGTTACAAGGATTTGAAATGGGTAAAGGTTTACCTGTAGCATCTCATGGTTTAAATAAAAGTTTATTCTCACGTTATGAAATGGTTTTATCTGGGCATTTTCATACAAGATCTTCTCAAAATAATATACAGTATCTTGGAACACAAATGGAGTTGACGTGGTCCGATGCTGGAGATCCTAAGTACTTTTATACACTCGATACACAAACACGAGAGTTAGAGTCAATAAGAAATAAACATGTACTTTTTAGGAGAATAAGTTATAATGATACAAAGACAGAGACAATAACAAAAGAAGATGTACAAGGAACATATGTCAAAGTAGTAGTAATATCGAAAAAAGACTTATATGAATTTGATAAATTTATTGATCGTATCCAATCATACGAACCATTTGAAATTAAGATTGTTGAAACCTTTGATGAATATGCAGGAGAAAATGTCAATGACGATACAGTATCTACACTTGACACACCTACATTACTTAATACTTATGTCGATTCTTTAGAAACAGATCTCGAAACTGATAGACTAAAAACAATGCTACAAGACAGATTGAATCTATATAATGCTTATATTTGAATCTATATCTTACCAGAATTTTCTTTCAACTGGTAATATACCTACTGTTATACCTTTAAATAAAGACTCTGCAACTCTTGTTGTAGGATCAAATGGTGCTGGTAAATCAACTATGTTAGATGCAATATCGTATGCATTATTTGGTAAGCCACATCGTAATATTAATAGGCCACAACTTATCAATAGTATCAATAATAAAAAGTTATTGGTTGAAGTTAAGTTTACGATTGGTAAAAATAAGTATCGTGTTGTTCGTGGTATGAAGCCAAACATATTTGAGATATATCAT